TGCATGATCTATTGTATGATCATCCATGAAATGGTTATAGAAGCTATCTTTACTGAATGAATATGATCCGAACACTGGACCCATTACTTCTAGAATTAGTTCTCTTAGTTCGGATGAAGTTACTGTAGTCTTGTACAGACTTCCATCGGTAGGATAATAATCATTTAGAGTGTTATATGCATCGATATATTCCGATACTAATTGTTCGAGTTGGTCTGAAGCATCTTCAGTTTTTTCTAGCCAAGAGTTTCTGATATTGATGAAATTATCATCAAGGTTCACATTGGCGCGAACGACGTATGCACGATTACCAATTTCTAGATATTTCATTAGAGCATCTAGGCCAGATTCATTTCTAACATCGCCATGATGTGGTCTGCCATCTGCGCTAGTGAGGTAGCGAGGCATACCATAAAGTTCTAGAGCTTGTTTAATTGATGTTACCACACGAAGTACGCCAGATTCGTAAGTACCTATGGCAGGTGTAGTACCGTCCAATTGTGTTTTTTCATCTGCGGTCGCTATAAAAATTAGTGGTAAAGTAGTTTGACGACCCGCAGCATAGAAGGATTCGTCAATTATCGTGACTTGTACGCCGGGAGAAATTAATGCCATATCTATTTTCCTTTAAATAATTGTAGATGTAATTATTTATAGGCAAATACAATTATTTTTAAGAATCTGGTAAATTTTCGTTGTCAATATCGTAAATGACGGTATATTCCGGTAATGGTCTTCCGACATCTTTAACCACTTTTTGAATATTTTGTTTACCAGATAATGTATCAATTCTAAGTTTGATCTTATTGATTATATTGTTTTTGATATTGGCTGGTGGAGTAATGTATCCAAAAATATCAAATCCGAATGTAGTTTGAAGTATTCTTCCATCATTTTCAGAATTTCTGTTGTCATCTATTTCTACTGAAGTCATTTCAGCATCTACTACTCTAACCCAATCGTATGGAGAATCGGATGTTTGAAATTGTAATAACGGATCAAACAACATTATTATTTGTTCTGTTATTTGAAACATTTGATTTGTATTACTAGCATATGCTACTACAGATACTTGAAAGGTGTAAGGTAAAGCCTTTGAACGGTATAGTCCTCTAACATCGGATTTTATATCTCCTCCCAATGGCATAACTGATCTTCGGTGTTCTGTATTTGTTCCCGATTTTCTATCTAATGGTATTGATATTCCTTCCAATTTAATAGAAAACATTGGAATTCGAAGAGCTTTATTTTGAGTATGTTCATTTTTAATAGCAGAAACGACTTTATCAGGGCTTCCGTATACTATTGGAATTCTTATGTAATTATTTTCGGAATTGAAATCATTATTTCCGGTTGTAACATACATTTCGGAAAATACTTGGGCGAACTGGTTAATTACAGTCTTAATTTGTTCGCCATAGTAATAATCAAATTCTTGATCAACAAACATTATAGTTTAGCCTTACGCACAAGGCGCTCCCCAAACTGGTTTATGTTCTGATGTCAATGCGCTATATGACGCAAAACTTGCCGGTTCAGTCAATATATTACTCACACACCAACCAGATAAATCTTGATTGAATGATGGGGTATTATTAAACATGGAGTTCATTAATGTGATATTACTAACATCCCAATTAACGACATGATGACTATTGAATAAAGTACACCCATTAAACATAGTTGACGCTATCGTAATTGATGCAGGAAGATGTAGCGGTACCTGAACCAAATTTGGCGATGGAGCAAATGATATTCCAGAATGATCAAAATCTCCAAAGTCATTTACTTCCAGTAGTCCGTCACCGTACAACGTGGCACTAAGGTTAGTATATGGGTTATCGTGGTTTATATGTATTTTACCTTGGAAAGTGCCTGCGGGATATGTTTTAGTGACCCCGGTCGGTGAATTTACTACTACAGAAGAAGTAGAATCGCCCCACTCAACCAAAGTTCCTACAGGGAAATAATGAACACCTACGACTCCGTTTCCTGCTTTGAATTTCATCGTGCTGTCTCCGGGACAGGTTCCCCAAACTGGTTTATGTTGTTCTTGTAATGGACTATCAAATGAAAAATCAGCAGGTTCTGACGTGATTAATGGTACACACCAGCTTGACAAATCTTGATCAAAGTTTAGTGCAGTAGTAAACATGCCATCCATATTAGTAACGTTGCTTACATCCCACATACTAATATCTTGGTTGAAGCTTGAAGTATTGGCAAACATATTTCTCATGTTTGTTATAGTAGGCGGTATATAATTTGGCACTTTGACTAATAACGCCGATCCCACGAATGCAATGCTGGTACCAGCAAAGTTGCCCCAATCAAGTATTTCTTCAAGACCAAAACCCGCAATAAATGGGAACTCTGCATAAGGATTACTGTTAGCTAAGTAAATTCTGTTAACTCCTTCTCCCGGAAAAATATACATCGATTCAGTAGATGATGAAACAATTTCTGAAGTCCCATTTGCCATTTCAATTAAAGAACCGACAGGAAAACCACCAAGACTTATAAAGAAGTCATTAGAACGAAATTTAAGTGAATCATCTCCAAAACAAGTTCCCCATACTGGCTTATGTTGTTCTTGTAATGGACTGTCTATAGAGAAGAATGATGGTTCTGCAGGGATATTATACACGCACCATCCACTCAAATCTTGGTCAAATGTAAATGCAGACGTAAACATACTATCCATGTTGGTAACATTGGCGACACTCCAATTATTCAATGGTTGATTGAAATTAGCACAAGCACTGAATGTTCCAAGCATGTTTACTACATTACCGACATCCCAATTATTCAATGGTTGATTGAAATTAGTACATCCAGAAAACATTTCTCCAATAGTAAGAACATTACTGACGTTCCAGTTATCTAATGGTTGATTGAAGTTAATACATCCTGAAAACATTCCAGAAAGATGAATGGCTGAAGATGTATTCCAATTATTTAAAGGTTGGTTGAATGCTAAACAAGCAGCAAACATTTCAGTAAAATTAGTAACATTGCTCACATCCCAATTATCAAGAGATTGATTAAATTCATAGCAATTAAAAAACATTCCTGTCATATCAGTTACGGTACTCGTATTCCATCCATTAATATTACTGGATATATTTTTAGAACCCGTAAACAAATATCTATATGAAGTAGTAGGCGGTTCAACCGTTGGCACAGTATGTAGATATTCGCTTGAAAATGAAATTTGTCGCGGGAAACTGTAACTTCCCCAATCAAGGATTTCATTAAACTCGCCCGATATTAACAATGATTCCCCAAAAGGAGCCAACAATGTAAATGGGATTACTTTTGCGGTGTATTCGTTATTATCATAATAATGCGAATAATGTTGAGCAGAATCCGTCACTGTGGTGGTAAATCCATCACCCCATTCAATTACAGTATCGACATCAAAGCCTTTTACAATCAATGATCCTGATGGTACAGTTCTTATAGATAGGTATGAAGGTGCATCGTCATATTGGGCAGCAATATCTATGTATCCATTTAAAGTCAACCGTAGTGGAGAAGGAGGAAGATCTTCTTTATTTGGAAATAATTTTAAAATAAATATCAAATAATCATCGCTTTCGGACACGCTCTCGATATACAACGTAGAATCCTCTGGTATAGCTGAAATAGGTGGAGGCGGAGGTGTTCCTAAATTTAAAATGTTATTATCCTGTGTTGTTCCTAACATATACCCGGAACGATATTTAGTATATCGCTGAGATATAGATGCATGCAAGGCTACTGTAGGGTCTGCAAACACGAAGCCGCTATATACTCCCGGAGCATCAATGTTTCCTGTAATGTTAAATTTGGCCAACATGTTTGTTATACGTTTACCAGTAATATCTTCATGCCATGTAATAAACGTTTTGGGGATTGATATTTGGAAACTAGTGGTAAAATTGTTTATCGTTGTGTCTACTGCAACATCAATCCGATGGCTTCCGGAATTAGCCGATAGTTTTTTACGCAATTCATTTATACTAACAGATACACTATCAAATCCGGTCGGAGATAATGAATTTTTTGTCGCTAGTTCAAACAAATCATCATCATTTAATTGATTCACATTTACATTAGTAAGTTCTGATATTTTCTTAGCCATTTTTTTAATATATCCGTTATTTGTTATTGTTATTTATTCCAACTCACGACAGTCATCTGTTTCTATTGCTCTGGCTGCCCCATTTTCAATAATTCTATTGAATTCGCCATAACAATTTGGCAATGGTGTCGGAGAAGGAGTCGCTGTAGGCGTTGGCGTTGGTGTAACAGGAGCGGACGGAGATACCGATGGTGTTGGCGTCGGCGTTGGCACGACTGGTGTCGGAGTGAATATAATGTCATCTGTAGCACATTCTGTTCCGGGAACCAATTCGTAATCATCATTGATACAAAATTCTGGAATTGGTTTAATATCTTGAGTAATTTGAAATGCTACCCAAGATGTTTTAAACAGATTAGGGTATTCTTTCTTTTTTGTCATTGCCACAAACAATACCGCAAAAAATAATTTGTTTATGAATTCGGTCGGTAATAATGAATAAATTGTATTCATAGAATCTATAGTGTCCAGTGTAAAATCAAAAGTTAATTCATTAATTATTTCTTTAAATGAATCGATAGTGTTTACATAAAATTCCGACAATTCATTTGAAATTATTGCTTTAATTTCTTCCTTTTCTAGCAATACCTGATCGATATCCAATCCGTATCGGGTATCTGAATTAAATAGTCTGTCATAAACAACTCTATTCATTGCGGGTATTGGAATATTTGTATTTGCAATATAATCTGTTATCATTGGATAACCTATCATTGCTGAAATTACTTTATTCCACAATAATCGATCAATTTTTGTAAATTGTTTTTCTCTAAATAATTTCCAATCTTCAAATACGTTTTTTTCTTTTAATGAATTTTTTCTAAGCTTATCGCGCAAATTAAAATCTTTAATAAAACGCAATACGTATCTATCATTATCTTTAATTTTGCCTTCTAATCCTTTAACAATAAGTTGAGTATATCTATATGGTAGATCGCCAAAATTGAATCGGTCAAACACATTTCCATATACAAGGCCATATCCGGCATCGTTATTGTATCTAACATTCTGGACTATCATATAAGGACTAGAACATTTCTCTAAACCCTTGCTAATTCCTTTGAGAGTGTATGTTCTTTGTTTTTTGTAAATTGTGTTTGTTTTATTTTTTACCCAAAAATAATATTTCGAAACTTTATTTCCAGATACAGGGTCGGTATAATCATATCTATTATGTTTATAAACAATTCTATAGTTTCCGTTGTTTAATTCTTCTTCTGTTGGAACATGTGCCCTTCGGATTAAATGAATATAACTACCTTTATTAAATTCATTACTTAATGTAAAATAATCATATGCAGAATTAATTTCGCGGAAGAATTTGAATTCACCATTTACATATATTTCACATTCTCCGTACAATTCTGGAGCCGTTTCTATGTTTAGTGTTCCGGCTATTATATCTGTATGCATCTCGCGTTCCTCCATCCAATAATCATCTCCAAAATTGACTTCCACTACAAATAAAGGCTCTCCTTCATTGGAAGTATTCCAATCTTTTGGATGTAATTCGCTTTCTGTCCATTGATATACATTGAATTCTGCCCAATCGGCCATTTTCCCCCAATTAAATATTCGATCATCTAAGTTAGGCATTATGCTAGTATCGTAGTATGGCACATAACCAATACGGGTATCATCTAACCAAATAGTATCTACAGCTTTTTTATACCATTCATTATTATTTTGAGGCGATTCATAATTTGCAGGATCGACACTATTAACTATATCTATAGTAGAATAAAAAATTGGATCATATTGTTTAATAGCCGGATTCCAAAATGGCACATTTGCTAATACAACTCCAGATTTTTTATCAATTATTTTGGATGGACCTTCTTGTACATCATTATATGTCAACCCTATTATTGTCGTGCTATCTAGCATAAACGGTGTAACACGAGTATAATCAAATGCTAGTATTTCGTTATTATACATAACATAATCGACATTTTTAATCAAATCTTTTCTAATACCATTGTCAGTGTAAAATACATCTACAAATTCAACATTATTGAATAATCTAACATATGAATTTCCATCGCTACCTATTTTTGTATTTTCAGAGATATTTTGCGGATTCATGATAAACAACGGTTTGGTGGTAATGAAAAATGAATCATAAGGAAGCATAATATCGGCTTGATCAGGCTGTTTCCACCATCTGTTCATATCATTCATTCTTACAGGGATAAAATTTGAGGACCATTTAACATTATCTGGTCTTACGAATTCTATACGCAATTCATTACTGGAACACTCATCGGTAAATAATTTCATTTCAGGGTATTCAGTTTGTTCTACGCCACCAAATTCTGAAACTTTATATGCCCAAAATTCATCTAATTCCGCTCGCTCCAATATTTTATTATTAGTAAAAGCATTAATAGAAACATTAGTACCTTTATTTTGGATCATGGATTTCCAGAAAGTATATTGACTTTGATCATTTATTCCAATAGATTCCATATAATCAAATTTTCCATTATAACCAACAGAATCCATAAGAGTATCAAAATGTACCATTCCAACATTTGAACGAACATCATCGTAATAATATCTACTATCATTTACCGTTGACTCAATATTTTTCTGTAGATCATCATTTACTAATGCCATCCCTCCTAATGTCGGACGCTTTTCTCTATTCGTTTGCCTATTGAACATTGTTAAAAATCTTGGAGTTCTCAATCCTATAAACGTATCATATATTAAATTTTTTGAAACAGAATAATTATTAAATATTAATATATGTTCAAATGTTTTAATAGAACATTTTAACCCTCCGATATATTTTGATTCTCGGGCCAAACCTTCTAATACTTTTTTATTAGTATCTTGTATTTTTCCTAGTAATGAGATATTAGTTTTTCCATCTTCACGAGAAACATATATTTCAGATGAATTTAGTAATTCTCCATTTAAATCGTATATGTAAGATGGACTGCTATGCATATTATCCGTTAATCCGATAGGATGACGGATATCAATAGATTCTATAAACGGTGAATATGAGAACACCGGATAATTATCATTCTTTTCATATACCTGCATGTATACGTCACCGGAAGAATTTTGATTAAAATCTACAAAATTACCAATGGATGCATCATATGGAGTCAAAGCCAAACGTATATTAGAATTATCTACACTTTTGATTATGTAATAAGGCACGTCAATTATACTGCTATCTACAAATGGAGGCGGCAATATTCCTCCGTCTGCAGAATATAAAAGAACACTGGTTCCATTAGCCCAATTAGGGGATGATGAATTTACAAAATTGAAACTATCATTATGTGCGAGAGCTTGTACTTTATATTCTACTCTGGAACCTTGTCTGATAAAACGTTGCCTAAATGCCCAATCAATGAATTTGTCAACATACAACTCCCAGCTAAATGGCCTTCCACTTTCATCAACATGTGTATTAGGAATAGAGAAACCAACAGATTCAGCATAAGAAATATAACCGAATAAGAAATCTAAAACAGATTGAATACCAGAAATTGATACTCCATCATAAACACTATTAATTAATCGCGTATCTGTAGTATGAACGCGCCATACTATATCTGTGGCATTTCCTGTAGTAGTTCTGAATGTTCTGTCTATTTTTCCCACATACAACGATCCAAATGAAAAGACACCACTCAAATCCAATTCTTTCCTATAAATTGCTTGCCGTTCTGTTTCTGCAATAGAAAATGAATAACCATCGTGTCTGATAATATAATACGGTCTGTCTAATTGAAGACCTTTAACATTATCTCCCGAATTGAAATACACGACGCTTCCATCTACCCATTCGTCTGGAAGAGGAAGCGTACTATCCCCAATAATTCTACCATCTATAACAAATGGATTAGATGGTAAAGAAATATCATTTATTATTTCTAATGATGTTATATTATTTTTTATATCATAAGACACCGAAGATACAATATAATCACCATTTAAATGTGTGGAATCTACTATTTTTATCTTATTATCGGTAGCATATGTCGTAGTTCTATTTCCGCCAATCATAATTATGTTATTGAACTTTGTTCCTACCGTTTGTTGTGGCAAAATAACTAAATTAGGATTTATAAAATCAAATATCAAGTCATTTGTTATTTCTAAACTAGTTCCTAACATTTCAGATACTAATACGATATTACCATATCTTAAATCGAAATAAGCATTTTCAATATTTGCATTTAAATAGTTAATCAATTCTCCTACTGTAGTGACATTCTCACTTGACACTGATATATCAAATAATAACCCGTCAATTATTATTTCTGTAGTATAACTATTTCCTGTGATAAAATTAATTTGATCACTTATTGATAATGAATTGGAATAATTTAATTCCAATTCTTCAAGGGGTGCCGAATATTTAATGTCAATTATATTATCTGTAGCTATTGTAAATCTATTTCCTGTTTTTATTGTATTGTAATTCTGTACCCCATAATAATTAATTGGTGATTTCAAGTTAGATATTGTAGATAAACCTACGGTCCAGCCACGATCTACGTCTCCTAAATGTTTGGACGGAATAGATAACAAACTAATATTAATGGAATCGATTTGTTTTATTTCGTGGTTTTTTGTATATTTTGAATATATTTTCCGATCCGAATCAACCATATCAAAATAATCAGACTTGATTCTGAAAGAATTTTTATCTATCATAGAATCAAATAGATAAGCGAGTTTCATACTAGATTTTTTCCAAATTTTATTAAATTTGGTAGTATAATAATCGTATTCATTATATCTAAGATGATTGACATACCATTGATTTAATCCGGATGATTTAAAAATTTCACCGTCATATTCATCGCCATTGAATACAACATTATTTGCCGGCTGTATATTGGAAGAATGTGTATCTATTTTTAGACAATTTACTTTAAATTTGTCATAACCAAATGTAGAGGATATAAACTGCATAGGATCTAATTTAAAAGATACTACCATTAAATCATATAGATAATTTATACTTTCTTTCCACGCACTTTCGACGTACCCAGATTGAGAAAAAACAGATGTTATATTTGGTGATATTATTTCATCACCAACATTCGGATCAAATAATGAACGTATTGACATTATTCCTAAATTATTACTAGAATCCCAATATGGGGGCAATAAATCGCCATAACTATATCCGTCTGCAGTATTACCTATTGTGACTACTGGCAAATAATTATATTGTAAGGTTTCTCCAACGGTACCATTTGATGCAACACCCGATGGTAATAGCATACCATTAGGTACGATACCATCAAGAATATTATCCCACATTTCTTCGTCATACGATCCAGATGACGATAGATAAGAATTATCCCACCAACCCGGTTTATTAGCATATCCTTGAATTTTCCAAGGTTCTAAATGTGGATATGACGTATTGAAAATATTTTTGTATAATGCTTTCCAATTTGAAAACGGTTTATAATTTATTCCAGCATTAGGCAAATATGATGGGATAAAATTTGAATAATTCCAAGAAAAAGCATCGTTTTGCACAAAATGCATATTTTCTTGGTAAACATCAACAATACCTTTTTCTGCTACATATTTTTCAAATTGTTTTTTAAGTTTAGAGATATAATGAGTATTTGATATATTTTTCAAAAAATCATACTTTATATCTTTATTTTGAGATATATCATATAATTTTCGTTCTATTTCTAATATCAAATTTACAAAAATATTAGTTATATCTAAATTTTTCCACACTGCTCCATCAAATTGATACAATGATCTTATGCGTTCAGATGTGATCGTTCGTAATAATATTGTTCCAGTAAGTAATGGGGAACCTGCATTATCTGTTGGGAACGGACTCGTATCATTTGATACAGTTTGTTTTATAAAATCAACTCCAGAAAGTTCTATTTCTTTATAAATTTTTTCTTTTTCATTTGGTTGAAAATACACGTCTGAGGCGTGACCGTCATGATGAATAATCTTATGTATGTTCAATTTATCATCTTTTATAGCATATGGATAAACTGCTGGACACACTCCCATCATGGGTAATGTTAATATCCAGTTTCGCATCCCGACACTACCATCAAACATGGTAGTGTCACCAAAATAATATTGTAATTTGCTGTTTTCTTCAAAACTGTTAATAATATAATTATTAACATTATTTTGCAAATCTGTAGAAGAAGTATAATCAGAATTCAATAAAATTGAAAATTCTTTAATAAACATATCTTTAATAGAAAACAATGATTCATTATATTGGTTTCGTGCAAAATAAATAAGATCTTCTAATGTGGTAAAGTCATAAAATATTGCTGACATTAGTAGATCAAAATTTCCATTAAATTCTTTTATAGTTCCACCAAGACCTAGATTTATATCAGAATCCATAAAATAAATATTAGAGATTTTATTGTCTATACCAGATTCTTTTTGTGATCTTATGATACTATTAAAATGTTGAAATAGATCTGAATATGACATATTGGTTCTATTTTCGTGGTGTGGATTATAGTACCAATTATTAGGAATTTTCCATTCCCCATCATCTCCCGTCGTAGGAACGTATTGTTCTCCATTAGATCCGGGATGCCATATAGTTTTTTGGATTGCACCATATACAGTATTGTATAGATACCCTAATAGTTTATTTTCATCTTTCAGATGTTGTTGGAAAACAAAAGAAGACCCTAAATTGTTAGTAACAGTTTCTAATTTTTTATTAATATAAGGATTCATCGGAAAATCTTCATTTTCCAAATAAGAAAAAATTTTGCTGGATTTTTTAAATTCTGAAGAACTTAAAATATCCATCACTATAAATTCTATTTCTTGGTTGTCTTTGTATTTGATTTGTTCTAAAAATCTAAATTGACTCAAATTAACCAATTCAAATCCGGATGGTGTAAGTACTGTGATAGCTTCTTTCCCTGCATCTCCAATATAATACGAACCCACTTCTATTAAAACAACATCGTTTTCGGTTAATACAACATTATCTATAAATTTAATAGACCCCACAAAATTATTATCTATCGGTGATGGCAATTCTATAAAATTTCCTATTTGTCTTGCTCCATTGATATACACACGTATATCACCTTCTTGATAATCATCAAGAAGACAAAATTTATGTAATTGTGGCTCGAATACTAAAATAGGATCAGTTACCGTTGAGGCAAAAGAAAACGATTCCCAATTATATCCAAATTTATTATTGTCAGAACCTCCGATTTGGTTAAAATAATTCGGATTTTTTTCTGGCATAATAGATGTTGGATACATATTTCCAACTCCATCGTATCTCCACTGAATATGCTCTTGGGAAAAAGTATCACCTCTAGACGTGAATTTCGGACGCACTCCAGCGAATAAAGGCAGATCATGAATATCAAATATATTGGTTTTTAACGTCACCAACGTATACATTTCATCTATGCCATTTTCAGAAACGTATTCTGAACTATCTACAATATATGCACCACTATTGTATGAAAAACCGAATAAATCTATTACTCTTCCTTCATAAAAGGATTCTGTCAAATTGCCATATTTTGGTGAAAATCTAATTGTATTCGCTGACGTAAACCAAAATTCGTTATTTCCAGTTAACTGTATATCCACAAGTTCAATTAATGTCGGAGCGGTATTGGAGATTTTCCAGTCATCTAATAATAAGTTTCTATAACTCCATACGTGCTCGGTAAACACAGTCGATGACAAAAATAGTCTATCGTCATATTCTATAATTGGAATCTGTGCTCTAATCATTCCTGATGTAGAAACAACTTGGGATTTATGTATCCATGAATTAGATTCTATCCAACCATTTTTAGGAATTACGAGCTTTGTTTCTTTCGTTTTTTGATATAAAATATCAAAATTACGTATGATTACAACCCAATCGTTATTTGATCCAGACCACTGTTTAACTGTGTCAGTATTAGTATCTACCCAAATAGTACCATCATTAGGAAATAACGGTTCAATAAAATAATTCTCTGTTTGTACACTGCGATAAATTTCATAACTTAAATTAGTATTATTAAAAACATATTGAATATCTTTTGAATTAAATTCAATTACATTTTGATCTACGAATGAAATATTACCTTCTATTTGGTGCCCAGATTCTTTTGTTATTTTAATATTATCATCAACATTTATATTGAATTCAAAAAAATTTACAGTAAAATCTTTTAATTCATTAGTCGCACTGAATGTTTCCCCATTGTTTGATTTTAATTTATTTAATCTATCAGAATATAAAATTTTGTATAGAATATCAGATGTATCTAATATATCAAATCCATCCAAGTAATTTTGTTCATATAAAGAAGTTAAAATAAGCGGATCTATTAAAATATAATCTGGAATATCAGAATTATAATTAGTAGTGATATAAGTTCTGTTTAATTGTGGTTCATAATCGGATTTCACTGTATGTAATATATTCTGGATTCCATCAGTTTCTATCAAATTGAATATAAAATTTTCTATAAACAATGTAGTATAATCATATCCATCAATATAAAATGTGTTATCAATGCTATTGAGTTTCCAACATTTTAATTTCGTTGGCTGTATACTATTAACGGAATTATATAGAACGGTCATTACCAGTTCTGTTTTTTTGGTAATTGTGGAATACGAGGCGCTTACAACTTTAGACAGATAATAAACCCCGTCTGTTCCAGATAATATAAAATAATCGCCTACAGGGAAAACACTTTCTAAATTTCCGTTCAATAATATAGATTTGTTTTCAATATCGTAGGCGTCTATGATGTATCCATCAGGAAGTTTAGACGAGATATTTTTTATTATTTCGTTAGTTCTCGTTTTGCGAAATACATTTCTGTTTTTTATAGTAATGTAATTTGGAACTTTTTTATTATTTAATTCGATATCCCAATAATAATCTCTAAAATTGATAAACTTATCTAAATCTATTGGAGGAATCCAATTAAATTGTGTAACTCGTCCCCAATTGGAATAATTATCCACATCTACGTCTTGCATACGTAGTTGATTTAAAAAATCTGTCCATGTGAGGAAATATGAATTCGGATCTTCAACAGATGCCAATACAGGTTGCAATTGATTATCTTGCAAAAATTTATTAGATTCTAAAATATTTCTAATTTCGGAAGATAAATCTTCGTTTCCAATGGCACCAATTGATCTTGTATAATTTTGGTTTGTGAGTTGTCTGTTAAAAATCGTATTATTCAAAGAATCTATAAAATCATTACGCAGATCATTGGGATACAATGATGTTAAGCTTGTAATTTCTTTACTATTATAATCCAAATAATCTTTGAACACTATATAACCTCAAATATAATAAGATTATTTAGGTATGCTGACAACAGTTTGTTACAGAATTTGTTTTAAGTTTTTCGGATTCAATGATTCAACTATTTCCACATTATTGACAGTAATGTGGGGCTGGATTATTTCATCAACATTTGCATATATTTGTTGTAAATCGCCAAATGATTGTGTTCTAGAAGTTGGAACTAACACTATAGAATTAATTTCTGAAGATAGTTCTGAATGAACATAAGCTGCCAATTCAGAAAAATAGAATGTTTCTCCAAATTCCCATTTATTAATATCAAAAAATGCTCGAACTAAAGATACAACTTTTGATTTTATCTGGTTATTTGTCATACTACTATTAACAGATTTGACTATTTTTAAATTTGCACGCAATGATGCTTCGGCTTTATTTCCAAATATTACTTTTATTTTTCCGGGATGGAGAATAATAGAATCAGAGATCATTTTACTTTCTAACAAATTTTTATAATCCCCCCGCAATTGATATGAAGTCGGCATTTCAGGGGGGGAAGGAAACAAATCATTCAACCACATTCTATATGATATAAAATACCCACTCTGAATAATGTAGCTGTCTATCAAATTAGATGCGGCAGGATCAACTAAATGATATCTAGGAGTTCTATGGAACCATGCAAAATTTAATCCTTCTCTTCCTCGTTCACGTTTCCACAGACTCGTGCCATTTGCATAATCTTCTTCATATTGTAACAACGTTTGTTCGCTATACGGGACAAAGGTCCACGGGGAATTTAAACCGTTTCTTACAAAATACACATAATCTGTGTCCGAATTAAGTATATCAGTCAATCGAATATCGTCCGGAATAAAATCGTTGTCGTCATCATCTGGTAATACTGATAAATCGTGAGTACTATAAGTTCCTGCATATTCTCCGCTATCAATTTGTTCTTGCTTCAATACCCTGAAATAATAATTTTTATCCAATATTCCACCATTAACTGTAGATACATTGGCCTTTAGTATAACAATGTTATCGTAATTAGAATTCAATGTATCATATGTAATAATCTTTTTATTATTATTGTCAAGCCAAAAATTCGTATCTTCACTATGAACCGTCAATTTGACACCTTTATACAATATTTCCCAATTACCATCAAATGCCAAACTTACTGAAAAATCCCATTTGTTGTCTACCCCATCTGTAGTAACACTAAAAGAATTGGTATCTGCATTAAAATAAATGTAAAACACATCTGGAGCAGCATTTATAATATTACGCAGAGATGATTTTATAATAGTTTTTTCATCATTATTAAATGACTTTCTTACTTGCATAGGTTCTATACCATAAAGAATAGTTTTTATAAAATATGGTTCTGAATCTAAAATTGTTTGAATATAATTGTCAAAAATAACATCTACTAAACGCACATTAGCACCACCATCTGGGTCCGGTACACTATCACCGTTGGCATTTGTTACTACATCATATGAATTATAATAAATTACTAAGTCATCTCCGAATATTTTGATATTTTCATAAAATCCGCTCGGATCATGCCAAGTTATATATTTTGAATCACCCGCAAATGTTCTATTAATAGCACGCAATTTCAATATGCTATTATCTTGAAGCATAAACTCGTTGTAATCTTTTCCGTTAACCATTCTGTCTTGCGTATAATAGACAGCGGGGGAAATTCTTCTTATATGTTCTATATCTTCGGTTTCTACAGAATTTTGTAAAGGATTAATTAATGATATAGAAAATGTTATTGTTTCTTCTCTGTTTCCTATACCATAATACGAAATAGACACTGGGACATTTTGTATAGATGACGTGGGAATAACTAAATTTTCATTAGCTGAGCGCCTATACCATATATCAAATTTTCCGGAAGGAATATTTGCAAAATTTCCATCACCAAAGATTAGCCTAAATTGATCATTGTCTAAAGTTTGAACTTCAAATTTATTTCTAAATGGATTAGTATTAAATAAAACGTTTTGAGAATTAGCAATATCTACTTGTTCCCATTCACCCACTCTCAAATCCGACTCTACAATGATTTGATTGGTAACTGGGTCTATATTATTAAGCCATACGTCTGATTGATTACAATTAGTAACATTTATATCAATATATTGGTTTGGGGTGACACCATCAAATGATGCTTGAAATTTTTCTAGTGTTCCTTGTTTTACATAAAAGAAAAATCCAGTATTTGCTGACGTATCTCCAAGTCCATCACTTAAAAATAGCACTGACATATTTTGTGCATTTTCCGGACGCCTTTCGTAGGGACCAGTATCCGAATCCAATAAAGCAGGTACTACTTCCATAGGATAACTATTTCCCGACACTGATACGGAAAATGGTAAAACTACTCCATTGGATGGTGTGCCAGTTATTCTGTATAATTCAAATAACACATCATTTGCTTGTATTCGATCAGATGGTAATACAGAACCGAATCTCTGTTCTATAACCTTATTCATTACAAGAATAAATTGTTCTTTCCAATTAGGGTTATGTTGATCATTCCAATAAATAGTTTTATTGGTTATATTGGTGCCATACGAGTCAAATGTACGCTCGGTTGTTGATATTGATGTTATCTTAACTAAACCTCTAGCTGGAAGATTCCTTGACGCATTGTATGAAAGTAGTTTAGCTAGCCTGAGAACAGATTCTTTTCTTCTTGCAGTGGTTATAAAATTTTCATGAGCGTTTATATCCAATCTATATGATAATAACTCACCAACATAAGCAAAAAGTTCTAAAATAGATATAAATTCTGATGATTCGATATAATCATTAAAATCTTCAGTTTTATAAACTTTTAAATAATCCAAAAGAGATTGTTTAATTGTATTATAATCCCATGCAGCAAAATTAATTTGCTGAAATGCATTGTACACGTTTTCCCAAACTTCGGCGTTATTGTTAATTCTCATTAAAGTATTCCATATAAATTATCCAGAAAATTCCAGATTAAGATCAAATCGATCAGTTATATCTAACTCGATATAACGAAGATCAGCTACTACATATAAACTATTTTTATCATAGAATGGAAGAACATCCATATTAATCAATTCTACTCTCGGATCATAATTAAATACCGATTCTAATTCCGTTTCAATACTGAATATCAAATCATCTGTCATCTGTTCAAATAACATATCGGGAATTCTTGTCCCAAAATCTGGCATTTTAATTCTATCCCCTTTTCTAGTAAAAATATGGTTCATCAAATCGCGCTTGACTAATTGTATATTAGTCATAACAATAGATTTGTCATATTGATATCTAAAAAAGGAAATTCCTTTATAGAGAACAGGTTCATTCATGAAAAATATTTATCATCTGCGCCAATACTTGCCACGGGGTATATTAAAATCCCCATCCAACTTGCCAATTTTCTTTTTTCCTGCCGGAGAGTCAGGGTCATGTTGCTGATTATGTCTGACATTTCTTTTATATTCGTCTGTAGCATCATTAATATGTTTTGTATCAATGCTTAACTGTCTAGGCCATGGTTCATGTTCTGGAACACGATTAGTCCATGGTGCAATCAATGATACAGACAAACATGCGGAAGTTGCATAGGGCGGAGCTACCGCGCTCTGTGCAGGGCTTAAGTTAAAATCTGGTAATCTTTCTACAACGTCTTTATTAACTTCCATTATCTTATCACTATTAACGATTTTTTGAGTTGAGTATTATTATCTAGCATAATGGAATTTCCACTTAACAATCCATCATCCAATATTTCGCATAAGTCAAATCCACCTAGCGAGAAGTTGGCCCATACCCTTACGTCAAATGTAGGCATTTGAAAATTACATATATCTCCTAGCAATTGATCCCATGGAAAATCCGGAATGAAATCTGAAAGACTCAAAGCTATATCAAAAGGAAATGGTATTCCGGCCTGTATTATTGCCAAAATTTCTTGAGGAACATTTATTGCTAAATTTTTTATTTCATTTATCATAGAAATTAAACCAGTAAGATCTCCAGCAGCAGTGCTCATTATATTCATTAATGATACAAATTTAGCCATATGCTGATTTATTCTATCGGAATGTTGATTTATTGTAGAAACTATACCTTCAGCTAACTTAGTTTGAACACCTGAAGCTATAGATTTAAATACAGTATCCAATTGCGACTGAATATTAATTCCATCAATTCCAATAGAGAAACTACTATTACCAGACAACGAGAAATCTGGAGTACATCCGTTTCTAGTCGTCATACTCAAACCGCACCCATCAAAGAAAGGAACTTCTAATCCGAATAACTGATCAAAAAATACTTCATTAGTGGATTGAATATTATCTTCAACACCGAGATTAATAATTGCATCTTGTGCTATAGGTACATAATCTATGTAGGTTTTTTCGATGTAAGAGTCCCATTCATTAAATCCAGAAACTGACCATACAGAAAAAGCAAAGTTTGCATTTTCTTGTACATTATCGATACCGCCTATTATACTGGCATCACGGTTAGCCTCTAGTCCCACCCAGTTTTGAAAATCTAATAAAGTTCTAATCTTCCACATGCCAACAGACGGTCCCCATTTGTCAGGACTTCCATCGCCCGGTTCTGTATATTCTGGATCAAATTGGCTTTCCGCACCAGCAATCGCGACAATGACCGTTAATTCGTCTCCACGGAATCCTGCATTCCATGCCGCGCGGGCTGCTAGATCTACACCGGTATAACCTTCTAAAGGTAAGTTATCTTCTAGCGAGGTCTTGAGCAGTTCTGTGCTTCCCATTGGAACAGAAAGTTGTGGAGACGGTTCTACAGTGAGACTAGGATCAGTCTCATGTTGGAACGATTCTTTAGATTTACTTTGAATAGCTTTCTCGGATATTGTATTAACACCTTCACTGGAAACATAGAACATAGACTTAGGAGAACGCATATACAGTCCACCCGAAGAATCTTCATTCTTTCCTATTGATTCTATTACAACATCTTCACTTACAGATTTAATATTGATGGTTTTTTGTGCTCCAATATCCATTTTCCCTTTAAATGAATACATATGGGCATCACCATCTGACATATTACGCATACTACCAAGAGCATATTTTCTCACATTACCGCGCACTAGTTCGTTATAATCACCGGATACCGTGACATTATAATTGCCAGAATTGGTTATCATGTTTATTTCATTTTCTACTTGTAAAAATAAACTATCACCAATAGTTTCACATTTTTTACCACCGATCTCTATTAATGTATCCTTAACAGAAAGTTGTCTATAATTTTCTTCAGCGATGACATGTATGTCATCTCTAGCATGCATTCTTATTTGTCCCGGAGTAGGATTAGACGGCAAAGATTCTTGATCTTCCGCTTTACCAGCAAACATATAAATCCCTTCTTCGCCATTCATACGAATAGTTTTTTTAGATGTAAGGTTTATATCTTCTTCTGCGTGTATTGATACCCTCATTTCAGAGAATATATCAACGTTGCCACAACTATCCATTTCTACCCAATTTTTTCCTTTATTGGTAGAAATGTAAATTCTTTCATTAGTATCATCTAGTATTATTTGATGACCTGTACTCGATCTGAAACGAATTCTTGAATTAAAATGTCTATCATCCATGCTGAATGAATGCATTCCCGGAGTGGACATTCCATATGCTCTAGAAGATAAAAACGCTCCTAAATTTTTGTATCCAGTCCAATCATATCCATGCGATCCCAAAGCTATATGAGTCCAATCATCAGGTTCATTGGCCATTATATCATTAATAGTTTGATCTGTTTTATTGTTTAATGAATTTGGAACCTGTTCCATGTCATCACGAATGGCCGTAAATTGAAATTCTGCCGCGCGTGTTTTGAATTCTGCAGAATCTTTTTTATCATCAAATGCTTTGGCCAAATTAGTATATAAAGGCTCAATAGGAGAATTAGTTGAAGAGAGAGGTCCATCAACTTTTCCGTCTTCCCATATCCAACGTCCGGTATTAATTGTGCTAGTTTCCTGATGATGTGGAACACAACCTAGCCACACACGACGCCTAAAATCTCCGTCTACGCACGTCACTAGCATATGAGAACCAACTTCAGGAATAGCCCAGAAACCATAATGAACCGACCCTTCTGTAGTTTCTGGTCCATCGCTTACTCCACGAGTATAACTTGTGTTGTGTACCATTCCAGACATTGGGGACGAAGAAATTGCCCATGGAATATACTGCGTTTGTTTCGGGTCATCATTTAATGCTGGACAAAATATTCTCAAACGACCCATTTGTAACGGATCATCGGTGTCTACTACAACTCCCATAGTAATGGCCGAAGACCCACCGCTATAATTAGCACCAGAAGCGTTTTGTATTGTTACAAATTTTGAAATGATGCTCTCAATATCCATATTCATCATGATTTGTTATCCGTTCTTCCACAATATAATTTTTGAACAAAACCGCCTCCGCCTGTAAATATATTACGAATTTTATACAAGTGGACAAAATTATCATAATGGTATACCCCTCTTTCTGGAGCTTCATTTCTCTGATCTCCTTCAAGGTATACCTTCAATTTAACATACATCGGTTCATATTCTACAAATTTATATATGTTAGGATTTCCGGGCTGGTGTTCGTTTACGTCTCGCGGATTACGATTTATATCACTCAATAAATTCGGATTTCCTCTTACTGTAATAGTATATGTTATTTGTTGCTGAGGAACATAATTTGACAAATACGAAGCAACTTCCGCATTTTCTAAACCGTTGTCTGTATATGTTCCGCGAGCAACTTTAGTTCCACTGAATCCATATTCAAAAAATATTAATCCTTTAATTTCCCGATTTGAAGTTTGGAGTTCTCTGTCTCCATATACTATATTAGTAGTTGGGTCTTTTGCATTTTTTTCTATCGGGAGTAATTCAAAATGTGGAGTTTCGCCATATGTTATAGATATGACATTAGTATCTTTTGCATTAGAATCTTGATAGGTAAATTCTATTGGCACATCCACCACCCCATTTCCGGGTCCAGTATTCAATTCTTGAGAATTATATGGCGAAATATGATAATTTATATTGGTTCTTATTTTGTATTTTGAATTACATTTTCTTTCTGAAATTGTTGTGAATTTGAATGTTTTTCCTGATGGATGTTTATGATCCGTTGCAATTTCTTGGGAAGACCTGAATACTGTATACAATGCATTGTGAATAGTAGAACCTAATGGAAATGTTATTGACGAAATTCCGGGTATAGTTTGGTCGATTTCATATTGCTCAAATGGCATATTTCTATTATTGATTTTCTTAGGTTTATAATATGGGTCACAATCTAATTCATATTCTACCATTGGGTCTTCTATATCATTAAAATCGTCCAATTTTTTTTCATAATCATCGTTTCTAGTAAGACTTAAATATTCTTGTAATTGTTTTTTATGTTTTTTTCGATATTCCGTTCCAAGAACCAATAATAAAGAATCACAAAAGTTTTCTATAGTTTTCATTACTTTTGTTTTATCTAATCTATCTTTTCTTGCTGAAAATTTTGCAGAAGTTTCGGAATTATTCGGTTCTATGCCGCTAGATGGCGCTGTAGGCACTGGTATGGTATTGATAGTAGCACCGTCTTTGTGCGTTACTGTAGTATTAAATAAATTAAAAAATTGTGGCGATTTTCCATGAGATGCATAACAATTCAATATTTCAAAATAATATGATCTCCCATTATCGGCAGAAATGTTATGAATATTCTCATTTACATGGAAATACATTGGAGCTACTGATATAGTTTCTGTTCCATTTCCTTTATCAATTATAAAAATTGTATCCCACTTAAATGTTAAATGAAAAACAGAAGTTTCAGTGTCTTTTATTATTTTTGTTATAATTTCATCAAATTTAAAAGCACTTCTATCAATAATCTCTATGTATCCAACATATTCTCCAGTAACATAATTCCTTGGAGAATAAAAAGACCATTCAGTTACAGCATTATCTAACCCGACAGAAGAATCCTTAAATTCATTCATTACTACATATGCACTACCACACATGGCACTAACGGATTCGCCAACTTTGCCAATCGAAGAAGGTCCACCATCAAAATTATATGCAGCAGTAGAAAATTGAAATGCCACTATAGAATGATACGCAGTTACTTGATAAGGACTATTAAGTGGATTTAAATCTTTTCCTATCGCCATGTTATATTCCTACCGGTCTTGTTATTATTGCTGTTCGAACGTATGAATTGCTAGGAATAAGTATTTTCTTCCCGTATGTAAATTCTTCATTGATATCAACGATATTATTATATTGTAATATTACCCATTCCAATTCAGCAGAATTATAATATTTTTTAGCTACTTTATCTGGACGCTTAACCGTTTCAGCATCTATTGTGTACACTATTTCGTTTACGTCATCAAATACCACGTTTCTGCGTTCCCACCAACCCAATTTATCTCCAATTTTTTCTGTGTCACCACCTTGGGAATATCTAGAAAGTCGTTTACGAATTGAAGATTTATCTTCATATTCTTTAAATCTGTTTTTATTTACCATGCGCCTAGTATCCCTGCTCTAAAGGATTTAAAATCAAATTGGTCCATTAATTCATCTGCCGATCTCACTTCTTGAAATGATAATGCAATTGGCATTATTATAGGCATAGGAGCACCATACGAAGGCGCTGTGATATAATCACAATCTGTTGGGAAATCTGCAGTAATGGATTTCATAACTAGCCTGATATGTTTAAAATTCATTCCATATCCCATCATTCGCAAAACGGGTGGAGTATCCGAATCTCCATTAGACCCAGTTCCGCCTTTGTTAGGAGTTCTCCAAGATTTTAATCTATGCAATATTGTATAATTTTTATCTGCTTCTGCTTCAGTTCTGCTAACCAATTTAGCATTTATATTAAATTGTCTCCCCGGAGAACCAATGTATATCAAAATTGATGCCGCTTGTCGGATTTCAGATATTTCGATATAATTAACAGAACCAGACTCTGATATTTCCGGCTGAACTTTGAAAATTACTTCAGATCCGGTGTCATTTTCTTCATACAATTTTATTAATTTTCCTGACATTTATCGAAAAATCCAATTTATTCTAATTATATAGAATTATCATCACTCAATATTTTAATTATAGCTTCACGTCTATCTTTCTTTTTAGGAACTTCTAAACCTCTTGAAATAAAAAAATCTTTATCTGTTCCTTCTTTAATTAATTTAATTGATAGTTTTTCAATATAAGCTTGTTGAAATGTAATATTTTTTCGTTCCGCATAACTTTTAATTTTATGCGCTTCTTTACCAACTAATTGCAAATTATCTATAGACGCACATAAATGTTTCACAAATGGAAGAACATCATCCCATTCACGCAAAGAAGCATTACCTTTAATATGATCCACTTCCAAATACGATTTAGGAATCCATTCATCCGTCAATGCGCATCGCGCACCGCTTTTAGCTTTTCCCGTATACGATTCTGGAGGTGCATAACATTTATTATTTTTAAACATAATCTTTGGAGGGTATTTTTCCCATATTGCTCGCCGTAATCCGCCTCGCAGCCATGAAAAAAAGGCGGATTTAGTTTTCCAAATTTCTGGATATTCTTCCCAAGGGTCCATCAATACACCCTATTAATCATAGGAGGTTTTTTCATTTCATTATTCATTCTTTGATCTAAAAATTTATTAATTTTTTGTCGTTCCAAATATGTCAATTCAAAAAAATCAAAATAATCTATGCTACCTCGCATAAAATATACAGAATTAATTATGTTATCCAATAGTTGTTCAGATTCTTCCCTCAAATCACTCATGTGTTTACTTAATAATCCAGTGTTTCCGGACTTGAGGGCAGAGTAAAAAAATAAACAGGATTTAAATGATGCGTTAATTCTTTAACTTCATTACATTGTTTACAATTTATTGAATACTTAAATTCAATTCCCCATTGTGACCAATTA